GGTTGTGGTGGAGGTAGTCACGCTGGTGCTGCTGGTGGTGCGGGTACGACAAATCAGGGTTATGATGGTGGTGCAGGTTATGTTGTAGGAACATATTATCCCGGAGGTGGAGGAGGAGGTGCAGGGTCTGCAGGTCATGCTGGAAACTATACATCAGGTGGAGGAACTGGTGGTACTCACGGTGGACAGGGTGGGGGAGGAATAGGTTCATTAATAGGAGGGGGTTATCTGGTTTGGGGTGCAGGAGGAGGTGGTTCGGCATACACTATGATTGCAAGAAGTGGACATGGAGGAAGTGGAGGAGGTGGTGGTGGCGGTAATGATACTAGTGGTGGTGCAGGTACTCCAGGAAATGGTGGTACTGGTGCATTAAATAATGGAACTGCTGGTTCTTCTGGTCAAGGTGGAGCTGGTGGGGCAAATACTGGATCAGGCGGTGGTGCGGGTGGTACTTATTTAAGTGGCACAGGTGGAAGCGGTGGTTCTGGATGCGTTATTGTGCGTTATCAATATCAATAAGGAGAATATACATTGGGACATTACGCAGAAATTAATTCAGATAATATTGTTACAAGAGTCATAGTAGCAGATCAAGATTTTATAGACAGTGGGACAGTAGGTGACGCTAGTAATTGGGTTCAAACTAGTTACAACACAAGAAAGGGAGTGCATTATGCTCCCAATTCAAATACTCCTGATGGCGGTGTAGCACTAAGAAAAAATTACGCTGGGATAGGATACACATATGATGCGACAAAAGATGCTTTTTATATTCCACAACCTTTTGCATCTTGGGTATTAGATGAAGATTCTTGTTGTTGGGATGCACCAGTAGAACATCCAAGAACAGGTAAAGGGAAACTTACAGACGGTCACCATTACGAATGGGATGAAGATGTCGTGAATTGGGTAAAAGTTCAGGATGAATAATTCAGTTGTATTCGGTGGACTACCACGTAGCGGAATAACTTTGTTAGCTTCAATGCTCAATAAAGACAAGAACATTTATGTAACGACATCATCGCCTTTTGTTGAAATCTTTTGGAGAAACAATTCTATCTGGTTTGAAGATAGCTATGTTGGTGAGTTTGACACAGATAATCTTCGACAAGCTAGGATTCCATTCTTGCAGGGGCTGACACAATTATATTTTTCACAATTAACTTCTAAGCCAGTAGTAATTGATAAGCGAAGATCATGGCAGAATATTAATAATATAGAGCTATACCGTGATGTTTTCGGTGTGTTACCAAAGATTATATGCCCTGTACGCAGAGTGGTTGATATTATTACTTCTTGGAAAGTTTTATATAAAAAAAATAACAAACCGTGGAACTACGAAGATTTAAAATCCAACAAGTTTGAAGTTCCTTATAACGATTTGAAAGAAAGTTATGAAAAATATCCAGAATGTTTTTTACTAGTAGACTATGACAATTTAGTAGATGAACCACATAATGTTATGGATCAAGTTTATGCTTTTATCGGTAAAGAACAACCAACAGAGCAAAACTTTGAAGTAATTGAAGCGACTGAATTAGAGGGAAACCATGACGGCCTACAGGGGTTACATATTCTTAGAGATAGTCTAGTTAGAAGCGGTGATAAAGCTGAAGATGTTTTAACTGAAGATGAATTTATGAAATTTAGTGATTGGGATTTTTGGCTTACGCCAGTGTTTATATGAAACTATTAATATACATTTCAATACTACTAGGTACACTGTACGGTTTATATGTTTGGCTTCCACAGATAGCACCAACACCATACTAGGGGTACAATAAATTATGGCAGTCAACATCCTTGAACATATCTGGGTATTATTTATAGGGGTTTTTTCATGGGCAATCAATAGGCTCATGGCAAAAATAGATGATCTTGAAAAAAATAAAGCAACCAATTCTAGTCTAGGTAGAGTAGCAGATCATTCAAGAGTAATGGACAAACGTATAGACGAACTAGCACATACTGCATTACCTAGATCAGAGATACAAAGATCACATGAGAAATTACATGAGCGTTTAAATGTCATGGAACGTAATAAAGCTGATAAGATAAGAAATATCAGAACTCACCCTGCAAAAGATAAAGGTGATACAGTTAATGGACAATGACTTAATCAATCTCAAAGAACACATAACAGATAAATTCAAAGCACATGAAGATCTAGAAGCGGTGAGACACCAAAGGATCAATGAGCTACTAGAGCATTACAATAAAGAGATTGAAGACAATGAAGGAACTATACGCAGAATACACTCAAGAGTTGACAAGATAGAAACTAAAATTAAAACAGTACAGGGTATGGGTGCTGCTATTGCTACTGTATTGGGTGCTTGGGGTGCTTGGCTGGGAATTAACAAGTGAATAATAAGAAAATACAATTTTTTAAAAATAAACAAAAGATTGTAGAGATACATTGGCTAGACGCACAGGGAGAAGATCAGTGGGAGTACTTAACAGACATAGATAAATCAGCAATGTATATCCGTACCGTAGGGTTTTACTTAGAAGAGACAAGCGAAGAAATAATTGTATGTCGATCTCTATCTTCAGATCAAGGATTAGAGGGTAGATTCCATATACCTAAAGCATGTATTAAAAAAATGATTACAATTAAAGTATAATGTGGCTATTGTTAGTGATAATTTTGAACACAGGAGGAGTAGAGGATGTAGAAATACTGTCTATTACGTACTCAGAAAAAGAGTGTCTAAAGCAAAAGAATCATGCCATATCACAAACACCGCCAGAGACTATGAGGTTAGGTTGTCTGGAATTAAAAGGAGTTAAGAATGCCAAGGGACTATAGAAAAGAATACGATAACTACCAAGGTAAGGCAACTCAGATTAAGAGAAGATCATCACGAAATACTGCAAGAAAGAAAGTACTTAAAGGCAAGAGTAGTACTAAGGATGTAGACCATAAGGATAGAAACCCTATGAATAACAGTAGGAAAAATTTAAGGCTTGTAAGCAAAGGCGCAAATAGAAGCCGAAATTCTTAAACGATAGGCAAACCATTGGGGATAGGAAAATAGTTCAAGAATTCGGCATCTGAGGGCGTTAAATCGGCATCTGGTGAGGAGAATTGAGCCGATTCTGAGGAATTCTAAATGCTTTTGCTCTATCTGCATACCCAAAGTCTGATAAGTATTTATCATTCTTCCCATCAGAACCATGTATCCATCCATGTATAGTATAGGTATAGGCAGAGGTCACATTTGATTTCTCTATCTCTACTAATACATAGTAGTGTTCTCCAGAATCTTTAGGTCTAATAATTAAATCTCTATTTTTGTTACTACCTACTGTACGTACTTGCCAGTTACTGCCTATATCAGCACCTTTAAATGTGTTAACACTCATTGGAAAATATGAATCAGTAGCCTTGGCAAACGCTATCTCTCCTAATACACCATACAGATTATCATGTTGGTCACGACCCCTATAAGTAGGGTGATCTTTTAGACCCATTCTTAGTGATTCTGTACAACGTAGTCCTGCTATATGTAATGCTGTAGAAACTTCAAACCACTCTAGTTTGGCAGTTATCGGCTTGCTTGCGTACTCTGTTTTCTCTGTAGATTTGTTCTCTACTATTTTGTTGACTTCCTTGACAACAATCGCCATCTAGTATCCTCCCACATTTAGCGCATTGATAATGTCCATGTACTTCTATTTCATCATTACATCCACATACTACACAGTTCATATTTTATTTCTCCAAATGAATATCCATACTACCGTTTGATATATGATTGCCCTTTGTATCAATAAGCATTATATCAGTTAATACATCAAAGGTGAGAGTAATAAAAGAACTATTTCTAGCTCTCATTGCGTTAGAACATTTAAGTTGCCAGATTAAATGATGTAGAGGAATTCTACACTCCCAGTACTTCCAATGGCTTTGCCTGTATATTAACACAGGAGTTGCATTAATGAGTACGTCATGTAAAGCATCTGCTTGGTCTAATGCTTGCTTCCACCATGTATCTACTAAAGCTTGTGTAACTTTTCTGTATAACTTAACTTCAATTACATAGGTTAAATCTCCTAGTGTAATCTTTACATCACAGCCACCATCTCTTGAAGCACCTAGCTCCCTAGTAACATCTAGGTTAAGAGCTTCTGATAATAACTTACAGACTTCTCTCTCACCACGTTGACCCTTGTCTCTACTGGCTTTCCCTCCCATAGCATCCCCCTTTAGTGATTACTTATTGAGTGTTCTTCTACTGCCCACTGTTCTGTTAATGTAATCTCTTTACTAAACTCTAAAGCAATTTCAAGTAAGATTCTATCGTCTGAATCTTTCAAGTGTTCAGATATGACCATTGACCGATCTGACATACCTTGTAGCACATGATTTATATATTCTAATTTTTTACTGTTTTCCATGACTCTCCTCTAGCTGATGATAGTATTCTTACTTAGCTTGATTAAACTCAACAACCTCATCAATGGGAATTACCATAGAGGCTTCTTGATCTTCCTTGTCTAGATTCTTCTGTACAAAATCTAGCGCAGATTCACGTGACTTAAATATCTTAGTCAACCCTCTATGTGAACGCTCATCAATCATATAACTTAAACCGTGGTCATTCTTTCCACTCTTCATACAGTCTGGGCAAGGTATAGCTATAACGTATTTCATTCTAGAATTTCCTCTTCTATTGTAATGATTTGTCTAGCTCCATCAAAGTCAATCTTAAACTTACACATTTCTCCATTACGATTCTTCTCTAATGCAATGATCTTATCACCATCTCTGGTATGGTACATATTAATAAAGCAATCACATATACGGCTCAACTCTAGTGTACCTGCTACCCTACCTAATCCACCAGCCTGTCCTCTACCGTTATTGTAACCCTCTCTATTTTGTTGGGCTATAACAATAAGGCGTACACCTAGGCGTGTTGTAACATTCTTTAATTCCTTAACATACTTCTGTAGCTTCATCCAATGATCCATTGCGTACTCATCTTTCTCACTAGCTATTTCCCCTAAGTGATCTATTACTACTATGCTTACATTGTTACAGGTAACATGCTCCTGTATTAAAGCCATAGTTACGGCAAGAGTTTTAGGTTCATTGTTAGTGAGTATAAGATTCTTACGCTCCAGTAATTTAGTACGTGCTTCATTGTACCTGTCTGCATTCTGTTTACTAAGGAATCTCCTGTTATAGATTTCATTATAGGTTACACCAGATGCAATAGAGAATACCCTACGTGCTAATTGCTTACGGTTCATCTCATAATTAACATACAGTATGCGATCCTTAAACGTATCTTGTAGTGAGATGTTAACTACCCAGTTAAGGGCAAGCATAGACTTACCATGCCCAGTAGGTGCTGATATAACATTGATATCCTGTAGACCCTTCATCTTAGCATCTAATAAGGGCATACCTACAGGATGTCCATCATACTCATCAGGGGATCTCTCCCCCGAATCCATCTCCTTTTGTATCTCACCAACCCATTCCTCTGTAGAAGATACAGATGATTGATTGAATAGGAAGTTTCTACTCTGTAAAATCCCAGTAGATTGACTCTGTATTAATTGAATGACATCATCAGATTCTTTATTGTTAGCTAATCTTTTGAGTGCTTCGTTACATAGGAATACTACCTGGCTCTTAGAAGAAAACTCCTTGAGT